GTCCACTCGACGGCGTAGTTCTCGTTTCCCTCAAAGTCACGGTACTCGTAGCCGCCCTCGCCATCGAACGTGCGCCACGCCACCACCTCCCCGCCGCTGGGCTGCTGCGATGCCACGCATGCCTTCCAGCCGCGTTCCATGTCGGACACGCAACCGGCAGGACGTTCGCGCTTGAGCCATTGATCGAACGTCTCGCCGCTGGGCTGCTGCGCCTGCTCCTGGCTGGCGGGCGGGGTGTTCCCGAAATCAGCTTCGGGAACATGGCTGGCGGGCGGGGCGGTGTAGAGCGGTGTCCAGCCTTGGCGCACAAGCGGTGCTGTGTCGGTCCACTCGAAGCCGTCTTCTGTTTCGCGCATCCACCACGAAGCCTTCACAGCCTCCCCACCCTCTGCGGGCTGGGCGGGCTGGGTGAGGGCGGCGCGGGCATTCCAAAGTGCGGTGGCGGCATTCAGCGTGTCGGCCACAAAGCCCGCCCCACACTTGCACTCGATGACGTGCGAGCCCTTGTGATCGGGCATCTTGAAGCCGTCCAGCGTGAACGAATGGCTGTGCGGCTCAATCGCGTGGTCTGTCGGCTCGGAGCCGCAGAACGGGCACGGCAGCAGTTGGTTTTCGGTGGTCATGGTGTGTCCTTATCGAAAGTCGTCGCCCTCGTCATCGTCTACGTCGCGGGCATCTTTCCACCCGTCGCGCCACTCCTTGGACTTACTCGGGTCGTAGTCGAAGCCGCGCCGGTAGTCGCTCGCGCCTTGTGCGTAGTCGTCTTTACTCATTGCTTGGTGTCCTTGGTGGGGTGGGTGGCTTGTGCTGGTGGCTTGCCGAAAATCTGCACAGCGAGGGAAAGCATCGGAGCCTTGCAGGAGCAGCAGAACCAGCCGTTCCCGTATGTCGTGACGTATCGGTGATTGCAGGGCATCTCACTCCCCCCTCTCGCGCTCGGCCTGGGCGGCTGGTGGACGCTCTTGGCCCGGAATCCACTCGATGGGCCCGCCCTCTGCCTCGACTTCAGCCAGCATGGCGGCGCGGCACTCGGGGTGCCACTTGTGGTGCTGCATTTCTCCGTCGTTCACGCTGCGCTCATCGTGATAGCGTTGGCCCGGCTCGATGAATTGCCAGCACCAGATGCAGCGGTGACGCTTGCGTGCGGTGCGTTCGGTTTCGCTCAACATGGCGTAGGCCATCACTTCCCCCCTCCCGCCTGGGCGGACATGGCGGCGTCGATGGCGGTGTCCAGCTCATCGCCCGGTTCGTAAACGTCGAAGTGGGGGTTCTTGACCACGGCAAAGCAGAAATCGTCGTTGTCTTGCTCGCGCAGCCACCGATACCGCTCCGCATCCCGCACCACCCCCGCATCCAGCGCAGCGGCAGCGGCTGGGGCTTGAGTGGCGGCGGTGTATAGCTTGCTGCCAATCTTCAGCCCGTGGCGTTTGGCAATGCTTTCAAGGCTGTCGCCACTGGCCCACAGGAACTGCCATCCAGACCCAATGACCGCCACAGGCTCAGGCTCAGGCACACCACCGCGCAGCCGGGTGGATTGCCACTGAGCGTCGCGGGAGGCGATGACGGCGCGGGCACATGCACGGTGAGCCTGATACATCACGCCGATCTGCTCGCCCCACTGAGCACGCGTGATGGCGTCAATCTCCGCATCCCCCATCGCCTCCGGCACCTCTGCCGCAGGAGCGGTGAGGGCGGCGTGTCGGCTGCGCGCCCTGATCTTCATGGCGCACAAAACGGGCGCGTTGCTGCTTGCCATTTGGCTGATGCCCTCGCACGTCCTGGCGCATGCTTCACGCTCGTCGGCCACAAACGCAGCAACGAAAGCGGCCAGCGTTTCCGGGCTGTTGGATGCCAGCTTGTAGAGGGTTCCGTCTGCGCCAAACGGGTCAATGCGCAGTGCGGTCGAAATGATTGCTTCGTGGCTCATTTGGGTTGCTCCTGGCGGGCGGCGAGCATGGCGCGGGCGAATTCGCCAGTGTTGTCGGGCCAAAACGGACCGCCCCCGCCAAGGTTCGACGCCTTGACGATGGCATCAATCTGCTCATCCCCCATCGCCTCCGGCACCTCTGCCGCAGGGGCGGTGAGGGCGGCTCGGGCTTGCTGAAGCGTGTTGGCAAGCGGGTTGCAGGCACCATCAACGTCATAGCGCCTGACGTGTGCTTCCCACTTGGCAAGATCGTCAAGCAGCGCCTCGCGCATCTGTTCGGTGTGGCTCATGCTTGCTCCCCGGTTGCTTTGGCGATGGCTTCTCGCGCCTTCATGATTGCCATTGATTCGTCATGGACAAGGCCCGCAACCGTGCTGTAGTTGAACTGCTCAAGCATTGCTTGCAGCGCCTCCAAAAGCTCAGGCGCGGCGGCGATCAGGCGGGCGTTGGCTTCAGCCTCTTCCTCATCATCCGTTTCAAATGTGTTTGTTGGGACGAGATGGCCTGCGTCACCGCAGACGATGCTCCAGCCGACGGCTCCAGCTACGTCATCGGTCCACATCGAAGAAGACCAAGGACCGGGCGTGTGATTTGCGTTGCTCATTTGGGTTGCTCCTGGCGGGCGGCGAGCATGGCAAGAATCAACTGTTGCCATTGCCAGCGTGTCAGAGCATGGTTGTCTGTCATCTCTCTCTCCTGTCTGGTCTGTCTGGTGGGCACCCTTGGTGCTAACCGGCCCCCTTAGGGTGGGTGCCCGGAAAAGTTAGGCCGAGACGGCTTCAACGTCGGGGCTGTACTTGCGGCTCGGCAGCTTGGAGATGTGTTGGCCGAAGTGCTTGCCCAGGCTCTCGGCCATGAAAAAGGCGCAGGCCGTCTCGGGCTCGACGTCGGGGTACTCGTAGACGTTGCCGGCGCCACGGGTGAAGGTGACAGCCAGGGTCTTGGTTTCGTGGATGTAGCCGATGGCGGCGATCTGGTTCGACGTGACCGGCATCAAGGCGATGGCCTGGCGCTGTTCGTTGGTGCAGTCGATGGCGGGGGTGTATTCGCGGGGCATGGTGGTTCTCCGTGGAGGATGTGAAGGGGGAGGCCGTCGTGTGCTTGGCCACCCAGGAAACGCATCCGTGCAGATGTGTGTCGGATTTAACGAGGCACGCACGCCCCGCTGCACGCAATGCGACCGCTGGTGACGGCCCCCGAAACTGGTGGATCAGGCGGCCAGCAGTTCGCCGGCCTTGGCCTTGTTGATGTGGCGCACCAGGGCGTCACAGATGCGGGGGAAGTCGCTCTCGCGGTACAAGACCGCGCGTTTGTCCTTGCCGGATGCCTTGACGCCCAGCACTTCGGAGACGAAAGCCTCGGTCAGGGTGAAGCCCAGGCGCTCACCGATGGCGCCCAGCTTCAGGGTGGCGGGTTCGTTGGTGGCTGGCAGGCCCATCGGCACAGCGCGAACATCGGACTTGGTGGCGATGACGGCGCGGGCTTCGTTCATGGCGTGCTCCGTCTCCAGCGGGAGGCCGCAGGCCAGTTCGGTGCCCTTGACGATCTCTGCTTGGGCCTGAGCCAGGGAGGTGCGCTGGGCGGCTGCTTGGTCGTTCTCGGCCTGGGTGCGCTTGGCCTCGGCCTGCTGGGCTTCGCGCTGGGCGCGGGCTTCTTCCTCTGGGTCCGGGAACGTGAACACGATGCCGTGAACCTTGGAGACACGGGCCGTCTCCACCGCCTCGGCTTGTCGCCGGATCTCAGCGGCTTGAGCTTCCAGGGCTGCGCGCTGGGCCGCCAGTTCGGCTGCCACCCGCTCGTTCTCCAAGCGTTGGGCTTCGGCTGCTTCGCGGGCTTGGGCCTCTGCCAGGCTGGCTCGCATCGACGTCAACGTTTCGTCCTTGGCCTGCTCGTACTGGCCCAGGAAGTCTTCGCACTCGACACCGAAGGCCAAGCCTTCGACCATGGCGATGCCGTTCTTGATGCGCTCGGAAGAGATGCCCTTGGCGTTCTCGGCGGCGGCGCGGATCTTGGCGATCTTGGCTTGGTGGGCTGCGGCTTTCTCAGCGGCGATGCGATCGCGCTCGGCCTTCTCGGCGGCCTTGCGCTGTTCCTCTGCCTTGATCTGGGCGTCGACAGCGTCTTCCACCGGCTTGACGATGGCCACCAGGCGGTCAACTTCTGAGGACATGACACGCTTGAGGTCGTTGACGTCGGCCTTGATTCGGGTCTCGGCTTTGGTCACGAACAGGCGGCCGTTGTCGCGCAGGTCAGCGCGGGCGGCGATCGCCTCTTTCATGCCCTTCGGCGTGGTCACGTCAAAGGCCACATCCCGGTACTTGTCCGCCAAGCCGATGACGATGACTTCGGCATCCTTGAACTGGGCCAGGACGGCATCCTTGATGGACGAGTGGGCGACGGTGGCGGCCGGTTGGACTGCTGGTTCGAGGTGCGCGGATTCGGTAGGTGCGTTCATGATTGCTCTCAGAAGGTGAGCTCCGGCAGATCTGCCGAGGCGGGGATGGTGGCTGCCTTGGGTTGCGCGGCAGGGGCAGGGGAGTCGGACACCCAGGGGGCGTCTGTAGCCGACAAGGCGGGGTTGGCGTGCGTGCGGTCGAACTCGCGGAGCACTTCTTGCGCGTAAGCCCGGGCTGCCTCGACGCGCTCTTTCATGAGCAACTCGATGTCACGATCTCGGGCGACCAGCCAGGACGTGAGGCGCAGGTGCTCCGGGATATGGCTGACGATGTGGAGTTGCATGGGCTCGTAGCCGATCAACTCTTCAGGGGTGTCAACCAGGGCGTAGTTCACCTCCCACTCTTCGGCGTCCCACAGCCACATGTAGCCGCGCATCTGCCATTCGTAGTCACGGTCTTCGGCGTCAACCGACAGAATTGGGAAGGTGGCAATCGACCACGATGTCTTAAGGTCGTGACCACGGCTGCGCGGGGTGTCGAACAGATCGCACTCGCCCGTGATGAGGCCGTTGTTGCGGCGCTCAGCGTTCTTGGACAGGGACAGGCTGCGCACTCGGTTCAGCAAAGCAATGCTCTGCTCCTCACACCGAATGCCCTTTTCCATGGCCTTGGATGAGACTTCGAACTCAACGCCGAAGATTTCCTGAGCGACCAGGCTGCGGATGTAGGACTTAGCGCCCTTCGACAAGATGCCTTCGGCTTTCGTCTTGGGCTCGGTCATGATCTTGCCCAGGCTGCTGCAGCGAATCAGGAGGTCAAGCATTGCCGCCCTCCTGCGCGCGAATCGTCGCGCCATGGTCTTGGACAACCTTGGTGAAGGCCTTGTAGCCCTCGACGTCCTTGGCCTTGTTGAAGTGGGCGACGGCTTGCTTGATGACCGCCTTCAGTTCGCGCTCGGTCGCTGTCGCCTGGGCCTTGGCTGTCCATTCGGCACGCACCGCCTCGGCGGCGCTCTGCTTCTCGTCCTGCGTGAGGTGTTCACGCAGCAGTTCATCAAGGTCTTCCAGGTCTTGGCCGAAGATGTCCGAGGCGCCCGTGACGTTGAGCACCATGGCCATCTTGGCGCGCTTGCATGCCATCTTCAGGACGGTGTTCGCCAGGTCGGCCGGGTCCGTTCGGACTTGTTCGATGGTGTAGGTCTCGCGCCCCTTGCGTCCGTACTTCACACGGCGTCGGTTCTCGGGGGTCGATTCGAACTCGTGGGCGCAAACTGCGCGGCGCCACTTGTACTTTTCCTCACCGGTCGAGCCTTCTCCCATGCCGGTGCCCAGAACGACGCCAGTCAACTGGTGGCTGCCTGTGCAAGTCACGCGGTAGCGGATGGCGTCCGAGTTGGAAAGGTCTTCGACGTGGTAGGTGTCCGCAACGCGGAAGGCCACGCACAAGGCTTCGGCGCCAGGCTTCAGCAGCGTGGGCTTGTCGGTGCCTGGCACCAAGCCATAGTGCACGCCCTCCTTCATGATGTTGCGCATCACTTCTTGGACGGCCTTGACGTGGTCGATGACCTCGGCCGGGCTCATGCGGTGCGCGATGACCTGCGTGCGTGCAGGAATCTCGGCGAGTGCATTCATGTTCATGAACTCCTTGGGGCGGCTCAGTGGCCGAAGATGTACACACGGGCAGCCAAGGCGCTGACCACAAAGGTCAAACCGAGGATGCAGAGGAACAGGGGGCGCAGGCTTGACCAGGGCTGGTCTTCTTCACGCTCCAGGCCGGTGGGCATGGGAGTGGCTGGCGCGGTGGTGCGCACAACCGACAGGTGAGCGCGGCGTCCCAGCATTCGCATGCCGTGGGCTTGATCGGCACCGTTGGGGCGGGGCGCCGATGTGGATGCGATCAGTTCAGCGTTGGAGGCGTTGAGCATGGTGACCTCACTCATGTCAGGTTGCTGATGACGAGGCAGGCCACAAGGCTGCAGGCGTAGAGCGCTGCGTCTTGGG